CTGTTTGTAAAACATATTCATTTTCCGCCAGAGACGACCTATATATGAATAGGTTTAAATGTTGTTACCTTTGTTATGTGGAATTTGTTGAAAGACGTGAAGAAGAGTGGGCAGAAGGCAAAAGACCAACCGAAGAGCAAATAACAGCAACTTTAAAGAGGAGAAAAAACAATGGCTAGTATTTTAGATGTCATAAAAGGTTTAAATCAAGCGGCTAACAATGCTTATGATGGCTATGATAATGTTGACGAAGAAATAGGTCTCAAACGAGAAGAAGGACATCAAATTTTAGACAGCCGCCAGATGGACGGGTTTAAGGTTAGATTCTCCGCTGACAAAATGATAGTCACTTATCAAGCTGATGTTTTGATGAAAGAAATTCACCCTAGAAACCAATTTGAGAATGAAGTTGAAAGAAGGTTTGGTGACATTTTAAAATACCTCAAAAAAGAGTACAAGAAAGTCACCAAGCAAAGCGTCACTTTGTCCGAGGTAGGCGAAACAGACATGATGGTGCAGTCAACTTCCAGGGTCCGGAATTGGGTTCAGGCTGTCAAGCAGTATAAAATAGGGGGAGTTGATGGTGTTGCTTCCGTTGGACAAACATCAAAAGAAAAGTTAGATGCCAACATCAAAAAATTCATGGAATTGCACACAACGAAAAAGGCAAACAAGTCACCCAAAAATCCAGATACACCCGAGGGGTAAATGAGCCTCTCAAAGCAGGAAATAATGACAGAGGTCATCCGCTCCGGAAAAGACCCTGTTTATTTTTCCAATAGATTTGCAAAAATCTCTCACCCAATGCATGGGCTGATTCCTTTTGATATGTACGAGTTTCAGGAGCACGCTCTAAGGGATTTTAAAAAACACCGATTTAACGTAATCTTAAAAGCTAGGCAGCTAGGTATCTCAACCACTGTGGCGGCTTATGTTTGTTGGATGATGTTGTTTCATCGAGATAAAAACATTCTGGTCGTTGCGACAAAATTAGGCACTGCCGCTAATCTTGTTAAAAAAGCTAAAGCAATTTACAAAAACCTTCCGTCTTGGTTGAAAATAGCATCAATTGAAATAGACAACCGTAATTCCTTTGAGCTTTCCAACGGTTCCCAGGTTAAGGCATCCTCGACATCGGGCGACGCCGGTCGTTCAGAAGCTCTGTCTCTTTTGGTTGTCGATGAGGCTGCTATTGTTGAAGGTCTAGATGAGATGTGGGCTGGACTTTACCCAACTCTTTCTACTGGTGGGACATGTATCGCCCTGAGTACGCCTTATGGTGTTGGTAATTGGTTTCACAAAACTTATGTTGAAGCTGAAGAAGGCAAGAACGACTTTAATCCAATCAAACTTCCGTGGGATATTCACCCGGACAGAGATGAAGCCTGGTTTAAGAAAGAAACTCGCAACATGTCTAAGCGGGAGATAGCACAAGAGCTAGAATGTAACTTCAACGCTTCAGGAGAAACAGTTGTTCATTCAGACGACTTGAACAGGATTTTAGAAAATACTTCTGAACCAGTCCACAAGACTGGATTTGATAGAAATTATTGGATATGGAAACCCCCTGAACCCGGAAGAGATTATTTGGCAATTGCAGATGTAGCAAGAGGAGACGGCTCAGACTATAGTGTTTGTCAAATAATAGATACTCAAACTTTGGAGCAAGTTGCTGAATATCAAGGAAAAATAACACCTGATATGTTTGCTCCTTTGCTTTTTAATATGGGAAATGAGTATAATTGCGCTCTTTTGGTTATTGAAAACAACTCACTAGGTATAGGAGTGCTAAGTAGGATTGAGGAACTTGATTATAAGAACATCTACTATAGTACAAAATCGACTCACGAATATATAAACCAAGCTACATACGAATCCATTGGTGGTGTTGCTGGATTTACTATGTCTATGAAAACTCGTCCGCTTGTTATTGCGAAGTTTGAGGAATTCGTTAGAAATAAACTAATTAATATTAATTCAATGCGGTTGGCAAATGAAATTAAAACGTTTATTTGGCATAACGGAAGACCGCAAGGGATGCGAGGCTATAATGATGACTTGGTTATAGCTATTGCAATCGGTTGTTGGGTTCGAGACACAGCCTTGACGGTAAATAAACGGGAGGTAGAGTATAAAAAAGCTTTGATTGGTGGTATATTTACTACTAGCAAAAAACTAAATACTAAAATAGAAGGTATGCAAGGATACAAAAACCCGCCAAAACCGCAAAAAACATTCAAGGGTACCGATGGAAGACAACACGACTTATCATGGATAATAAAGGGATAAAAAATGGCAGACAACAACCAAAATAATCCAAGGAATAACGAATCAAACCTTTTTCGTCGTTTGACCCGATTGTTCAGTGGTCCAATCGTAAATTACAGGCAGCCTTCTGTTGTCCGGACAACTCCTCGAACAGTTAAGAAATACAAATTTAAAACAAGTTCCGGAAAAGAGTTCAAAAAGAAGGAATATTACAATCCTTTCTCGGGATTACAAAACAAAGTTCTCATGAATCGGGATAAGCAATTGCGCTATACTGATTTTGACCAAATGGAATATACTCCGGAACTAGCTTCGGCACTTGATGTGTATGCAGATGAAATAACAACCTCCTCAGAAATTACTTCTCTGGTTCATATTGAGTGCCACAATAGAGAGATTAAGGATATTCTTCATACGTTACTTTATAGTGTTTTGAATGTAGAATCCAATCTTTTTGGCTGGGCAAGGAGCATGTGCAAGTACGGAGATTATTTTTTGTATCTTGACATAGACGATGATTTAGGAATAACAAACGTTATTCCGCTACCAATCAGAGAAATAGAGAGAATAGAGGGAAAAGACGAGTCGAACCCCAATTATATCCAGTATTTTTGGTCTGGACAGGGCGAAGGTGTCACTTTTGAAAATTGGCAGTTAGCACACTTTAGAGTCTTAGGGAACGACAAATATGTCCCCTATGGAACTTCGGTCCTAGAATCAGCCAGGAGAATATGGAGACAGCTAATTTTATTAGAAGATGCCATGATGGCATACCGTATTGTCCGTTCGCCAGAACGAAGAGTTTTTTATATTGATGTAGGCAATATTCCAGCAGAAGACGTGGAGCAATATATACAGCAAGTCCAAACTCAAATGAAAAGAAACCAGATTGTTGACGAAGACAGCGGTCGGGTAGATTTACGCTACAACGCTATGAGTATTGATGAGGATTATTATATTCCTATTCGTGGCGGTAGTTCTTCAAGGATTGAGACCCTGGCAGGAGGTCAGTTTACGGGAGACATCGACGACGTAAACTATCTGAGGGACAAATTATTTTCTGCCATCAAAATCCCAAAAGCTTATCTTGCTCAAGCGGACGCAGTGGAAGATAAGACAACCCTGGCTCAGAAAGATATTCGATTTGCCAGAACAATCCAGCGCCTTCAGAGAGTAGTGCTATCTGAATTACAAAAAATGTGTGTGATTCATTTATTTACTCTTGGGTATAGGCATGAGGATTTGATGAACTTTACTCTGTCTTTGAATAACCCCAGTAAAATAGCTGAACTACAAGAGCTTGAGCACTTGAGAACCAAATTTGAAATTGCTGGTGCTGCTACCGAGGGATTGTTTTCCAAGCGTTGGATTTATAAAAATATATTTAAGATGGACGATGATGAGGTTGATAGAATTATGAGGGAGCAGTTCACTGATTCTAAGCATAATTCTCTGATTGAGGCTGCTGGCACTGCGGCAGGAGAGGCAGCTACCGCTGCCGCAGCCCCTGCTGGCGATGATGACCTCGGCGGAGCCGATGACCTTGGCGGAGCAGATGACCTGGGTGGTGACGACCTTGAGGGAGAGGCGGAAACCCCCGAAGAAGAAGGTCCGCTATTGGCTGAACCCGAACCCGGACAGAGAGACGACTGGTACAAGCCGGTGACGTCTGACAAAAGAAAGGGCATGGGACCAAGGAGGCGCAGCATGAAAGATGCTGCTGGCGCAAAAGCAGCCTACCCTGGTCCATCTAGATTATTCAAGGGAGTTGCGGACGGCATGGGTCCACTAAGTCGAGGCATAGTTAGTGCCGGACTACAAAAAGAAGAAGATTTGATTGCGGAGACAAATAAGGACATCAAGCAACTAATTACAGAGTTGGAAACAAGATACGATGAAAAATAAACACAACAAAAAAAGAAACACAGCGTTTATATTTGAGGCTCTTCTTCGAGAGATGTCTAAAGCAATTATAGAAAAGGATAAGACCAGAAAGAAAAAGATATTCGATGTGCTTCAAGAACACTTTTCAAAAGGAACCATCCTAGAGCAAGAGTTACAATGTTATCGAGCACTCATTAAGGAGTCATCGTTAGACTCTTACACTGCTGAAAAAATGATTCACCGGGCAAAGACAAAGTATGATAATCTTAACAAGAAAAAGATATTTCAAGAACAGTCAAAAGTTATTAGTAAAATAAATAAAACAATCGCCCCATCTGTGTTTTCTAACTATGTGCCGAACTATAAATCATTCGCAACAATAGCTCAGATTTTCAGTGAGAAGACACCACTGAAACAGAAAGTTCTTATGGAAAGGCAAATTGTAGGAGTCCTGACGTCTTCCCCAGAAGAGAAGACAAAAGAAACAAGCCAGGTAAACTCTCTTGTTGTTAATAATTTCACCGAGAAATTTAACAATAGATATTCAGAACTGCTACCAGAGCAGCAAAGGATTTTAGGCAGGTATGTATCTTCATTTGACGACGACGGAGCCGATTTCCGAATAGTTGTTGGTAGTGAGCTTCGGCGAATCCATGCTGCCGTCAAAGAGTCGTTATCTTTACCGGAGATAATGGAAGACGAGCAGATGAAAAACAACACAGAGAAAGTCTTAGGAGAGATAGAGTCTTTCAACGTCTCAAACATAACCGAGAAAGACCTCAAGAAAATATTAAAACTCCAACACCTTGTCAGTGAGTACGAGACCGATGACTCTTAAAATCAAAATAGGGGATACGGCTGTTCCGCCCCAGGCTACAATAAGCCTTGAGGTTCGAAAAACTCTTGACGGCAATATTTTGATAAATGACCATCACAAGATGGATATTATTATTGTTCCCTCTGAAAAGAAAATTGTAACAATGCCAAAGCCGTATGCGGGCGAGAATATATATGATTATCAGCGTGAACTGATGGATGCCCTTTTTCGTGGCGGCGTGGTAAAATATAACAGCATTCAAGGCGGACCCACTTTTGGGATGCTTGAAGGTTTTCTACCAGACAACACTGAAGTTGACCCTGTGCAGGTGGCCTTGTACGAAATAGATAAATATCTAACTAGCACTTCTGCTGACGAATATAAGGCAGCCGAATATGACAAGCACATAGAAGATAAATTCACAGACCCGGACGCTAGCGAGTCTACAGAACTGGGCGAAATCAGTCCGGAAGAGGACGAACCATACAGGCAATCTAATCCTCGTGGTGATTACACTTTTGCCGGCTATGGATATTTGTACTAAGAGGGTAAATGTCTATATTATATTTTGTGCTCTGTGCTTACGGATTAACGCAAATTTTGGTTTTTTCTCATTTATTCGAGAAAATAAGACCTAAACCTCGGTTCTTTCACTGTCCCATGTGCGTTGGCTTTTGGGTTGGAGTACTTCTTGTGCTCCTAAACCCATTTACAGAACTATTTACATTTGATGTAACAGTCATAAACGCTCTCTTGTTAGGTTGGTTATCGTCTGGTACATCTTATGCGTTGTGTATGCTTATATCGGACGGAGGATTCCAACATGAATACCGAACTAAGAGGAACATGGACCCAGAAGTGGAGACTAAGACCGGTCGCCAGGTGTTGCAGGGGTAGTAGTATCGTGCGGGTAGCGCCCGCATTCTAAGGAGATAGAGATGAATAAGAAATATGTACTTCAAGAGTTTATGAATCTAGACTACAGCGACGACCTTCTCACAGAGGAAGAGCGTGAGGGCAACCGCCAAGGTACTCACCTTATTGTTGCTGGTAAAATTCAAGCCGCCGGCAAAAAGAATGGCAATGGTCGCATCTACCCTAAGCCAATTCTTGAACGAGAAATGAAAAATTACCAAAAACTCGTAAAAGAAGGAAGAGCAATTGGAGAACTTGACCATCCTGATAGTTCAGTTGTAGAACTTAAAAATGCAAGTCACCTTATCACCGAAGTGTGGTGGCAAGGTGATGATGTTATGGGAAAGATGAAGATTTTAGAAACTCCCGCTGGACAAATAGCCAAACAACTTGTACAAGGAGGAGTCCAATTGGGCATCTCCAGTCGTGGACTCGGATCAACCCGACAAGAAGGGGGAATTACCATGGTCGAGGATGACTTCCAACTTCTTTGTTTTGATTTGGTATCTGAGCCAAGTACAACTGGCGCTTACTTGGTAGCTGAAAACAAAATAAAAACACACCTTACAAAAGCTGACAGAATTAATCGTGCTTTAAATGATGTTCTTGGTGACGACTGATGTCTGGAACAGGCTTTGGCATCAATGATGGTTCTGGTGGTTTTGTAACTAAGCTAGAGGCGGATGGCGACGCTAAGATCGGAGATTCGTCTGGTGACCTGATCCAGATTACCGGCAGCCTTCAATTAAATGATAATGTATTTTTCTTAGCGAACGGTCGTGTCGGACTTGGGGTTTCTGATCCAAGCTACAAGCTGTCTGTTGGTGGAAGCATGGAAGTTGGTCAGTATATCTACCACAGAGGTGATTCCGACACCTTTATTCAATTTACCACTGACGACATAAACTTCCAAGCCGGTGGCGTTAACTTTATTGACATCACCCAGGGTAGTAATAACGAAATAACTTTTAATGAGGC